CCGCCAACAGAATAGCCCGCAGTGCTGTTGACCAACTCATGTCGTCGCTCTCTTGATCATCATCTTGACCGCCCGCTTCACCTCTGCGTTCACCTCGCCACGATTGCTTTCAAGAGCGGGTCGGAGGTGAGGCTTATACAGGAACTCTTGTGGGGGCGCGTACACCACATCGGTCCCCACCATCACCTCAGCCCTCCGGCCCCGCCTCAAAGTATCAGCCACTACAGCTACCCCACCTCTGGACACCGGCTGCGGTGCGCCATCCGTCGCCTGTGGTTCGGTGATGTTCCGAGCCTTCGTCCCAACATGATATGATCGCATCAGGTTACCAGTCTTGACCGGCGCATTCTGCTTCGTCGCATTGACCACAGGCCCAGCACCCGCGACAAGCGCCGCCGCGAATGTCTCAGCCATGTCTAGCTTGATCACCGCGAACTTAGCCTGCAACTTCTCAACCCCGGTCACCTTCATCGTGAACATTATGCCGCCTTCCTCGATAGAATCCGCGTCTTGGTTGCGTGCGAGTCCCACTGTGCCAACAGGATCTCATATGCAACGTCATCGACGACCGCTCGCATCTTCTCTGTTATCGTGGGGTATCGCCCCTGTAGAGCTATCGTGTAATTCGATACCACGTAGGTCTGATCAGGGAGCTTGACCTCATTCCCCCCGCTTGGTCCGTGTGCGCAAGGGATGTCAACGTGTCCGGCAAAGTCACTCCATGACTCCGCTATAAAACCGTTCGCATCCGCTACCCCGACATCCTCTTGAATCGTGCAGAGGGACGGAAAGAAGTCTCCCATCGTATCCATGAATCGCGGGTCGATTATCTGCCTAGTCATCTAAGGCCTCGTTTATCGTCTGCTCAATCCACGAGAAGTGACCTAAGCCCATCTCTGCAATCTCAAAGCCAGCATCAGAAGACGCCTCGACTGCTTGCGCACGAAGAGACGTTGCCCTCATACGCATCTCACGCGCTACCGCCGCGCCATCCACCTGGATATCTAAGAGCTTCGTGACCTTTAGGATCATCAACTGATTCGAGCCGATGGTCTCACACCCAAGGGCCGCCGCGTTGAAGATGTCCGATCCCTCCATATCTGCGGCCAGTGTCAACAGCGCGGTGATCTTAGCATCATCCGCATAGTAGGCATAGGCTTCGACATCATCGGGGATCAACAATCTAACCTTACCGATATCGGTCGTCGGATCGTTCGTGAACGCCATGTCAACTCCTCATGCCGCCGCGCCGCGCCGACGCAGCGGGTGCATTATCCCTGGCCAGTCCCGGTCTGCACGTAGGTCATACGTGGATCGATGTTGCACGTGCCTGGGCAAGTCCTAACTCTGTAGAAAACGTTGTCCGACTCAAAGTCGCCATCGAACGGAGAGACAGGCCCACCACCAACTGAGACCTTGTTAGAAGCCTTCATAACGATCTCCGGCCCCTCGTGCCCCTTCAGGTGATCAAGCCCGACTGCGTAGCCCTGTGCTGGATCAGCAAAGACGTACCAAGTCGTGTCCACATTTGCGCTCACGTCGATGTACGGTAGCCACGGGTCAACGTGTAGAACAAGCCCGCGCTGCGTGAGGACGTTCACTGTCGGTACTGGTACTCCACCACCGGCTCCCACTTCTGTCCACTGCTTCAAGACACTTGTGAGGATCGCCCTCATGTCGTCTTCCAGAGCAGGTGGAACTACGATGTGCATTCCACGAATCCCCATCGGTAAACCGGCTGCGGTCGTCTGTGCTGCCATCAGCGCCAACGTAGCCGACACATTCGCAATCGAAGCAGGTAGTACGCCCGCGTTCGTGCAGACTGCCGTTGCGTACATAGCCGCAAGAGGACCAGCCGCACCGGCCAGCGCACTTGTAACAAGCCACGCATCCGTATTGATTGCCGCATCGGAGAACCGCGCAGGAACATCGTCAAACGCCCCCATGCCATCATTGACCAACGCTTCCCACGAGATGTCAAACTGACGCCCTCTCTTGAACACCTGGCGCGTGTAGTGCTCGCTCGAAACTGGAGCGACCAGATACTCGCCCTTTGCCGTCACCCTCGGTAGGATGTTATCCAACCCGTCCAGCCGGTCGCGTGTGTGCTGCGCGAAGTTGGACACCGTGCCCGACTTCGTATATGCGGAGTAGTCCGCTGACGCCACTCTGTACCTCGCCATCAACTCTCTGTCGATGATCGTCCCAAACAAGTATGGAAAATCGGTCGTTGTGATCGCTTCCCACATCTGAAACTCATGTCTGTGAGACCGCAGATGCGCCGAATTCTCGATCAGCGCAATGCCGCGCTCGATCTGCGATTCAGTGAAATGCTTCCCAACTGGCTCCCACCCATCCCAATTCAATCCCGCTTCCTGGAACGTCTGCCCCAGATCAACCGTCTTATTAGGCATAACTCACTCTCCCCTATGAAGTGTCTACCTCGGCTCCCCTGCCGCGTTGACCTTCCTCTTTTTCGTCGCAGTTGAGATCGTTCAATGTAGCCTCAATGACGACATTCTGCGCCTCCATCTGAGCCACTTGGACATCAATCGCCTCGATCTTGAGTTGATAATCCCGGCGCTGGTAGGCCAAATGACCCACCTGCGCCGCAATCGTCGCACTTCTATTCTCAAGATTCTGCCTCGTAACTCCCATCACGCCCCTATGCTAGACTCAAGAGTGTCTCTGCGGCATTGGCGGCGAAATCTCCCAGCGCTGCTGCTGCATGTGTCACGTGGTCCTTGCTAATGCACCCACTGACAAGAAGCACCTGAGTATCTTGACCACCTGCACCACCATTTAGCTCCATGATGCACGAGTTGAATTCGTTCTCGCATGCAACCGTGTCTGTGCTGAACTCTACGCCACCCTGGAACCACATTCCATTAGCTTTAAACCTGTCGCCTACGTTGAAACAATCGACATAGACCAAGCCGCTTATCTCGTTCCCACCCAAGCCCGTACCATTCACATATACCTTCATCAGGCATGCGATTGTATGGGTCGTCACAAGCGACATATCCGTATCTGTTTTGTTGTAGAAGCCACAGTTACGGAAGTTAACGATCAGTTTCTCGCCAACGGTCATATTCGTATCTGTAACCTGAACGCCGTTAATACCATCATCGGCACCAATTATCAGATTGGCGAAGATGCAATTTATACCGCTTGCACCGATTACCGCGTCTGGCTCAATCAGGACAGCTTGATCCCCGGCTGTTGCGTAAATAACCGTGGATTCGTAATCCGCCGACAGCCCGGTGATCAGCACATCGTTGATATTAGGCCATGCCAGTGAAGCCGCCGAGGAGTACGTCCCAGGCATCAGCATGATCTTCTTCTTTGCATCCGTTACCGCAGCAAGCGCCGTAGCGATTGTCAGGTATGGGAAGAAGAACGAGCCATCACCATCATCGTCACCGTCAGTCGAAACCCAGATGTAGCTATCGTTGGAATACCCCAAGGCATCCCACGTAGGATCTTGGTGTACCTTAACCGCAAGTACAGCGGCGGTCCCAGATGCGCCCAATGCTCCACACGCTACACCAAACGGAATCTGCGTTGCCGCAGTCACGATCTTGCTCAACACGCAAGTCGTAGTGTTGATGTAGATTCGATCTCCACGGGCGATTGCAGATGTTCCGCCGTCATTCGAGGCTACTACATTCAGCCACCAAATTCCCTCGGTGTCAACCGCGATCAGATCCGTTGCGGCAGCCGCACCGCTCTTGGAGACCCCGACGATATTTCCAATGCAGACAGGATCTTTCCCATCTACGAACCCATCAGTATGCGATGGGTGAGAAATCTGCGACTCTTCAAAGGTCAATACGCGGCCCTCAGCGCCGCTACTGCACTGCTCGCCCGCCACTTGCCCAGTATTCACATAAATGTCAGTCGTAGGCATGACTACCTCCCCTCAGTGAAGGTATTAGCCATTCGTGTGGCGTCCTCTTCACTCTTCCCTTCTTTCAGATACTGCTTCTTCTTCCGATCGAACAATCGCTTTGCGCCATCGGTATCCTCGGACGGCCCGCCGCCCATGCCAGTGATGCTAGGCTTTGGCGACAGGCTCTCGATGTACTCAGTCTCCGTCGTCACCGCTGTCTCGATCATCTCCGCGAGCTTTGCCACGTCGAGCTTGCCCTCTATCAGCGGCGCACTTGTCGATATGCTCTCGGTGATTCGCACCTTGGTAACATCCGGTAGCACCGTGTTCTTGCTTAACGCTGTTGCGATGGCGTCTTGCGCCTGCCTCAAGCCAACCGCCTCTGCCAGCCTTGCACCATTGGTGGTGAGTTCCGCATTCGCAGCCGTCAGCTCAGTCACCCTCTTCTTGAACTCTACAACCTTTGCTTCGGCTGCCGCAAGTGCCGTTTGCCACTCTGTCTCGTTCTTTGGCATCGTATCCCCCTTCTCCAGATAATCTAGGAATCGCTCTTCATCTGTGCGCCCCTCATCTGACTCTGTGAACATCGCAGAGCCAAGCCAACCATCCACCGCCGTATCTGCCGCCACCGTTGCCGCCTCAAGCAGCGGCACCATCTTTCCACCTCTCCCCGCCTTCGTGACGAAATCAAACCCCGCGCCGGGATTGAACTTCTCTGCAACCTTCGTACGCTTGCCGCCAATCGACTCGAAGATAGCGCTTCCACCCGCTCGAAGTGATATCCCCAAAGTGCTGCCAAGCTCTTCGATGAACGGCTTCCAATGCTCAGCAACCTTGACCGCCCCGTACATACCGGGGCCGTCTTTGCCCTCTTTGTGATATACGGGCGTGCCAACGATCGGCCCGACTAGATCACGAAGCGAACGCTCAGGGCGATCCTTTTGCTCGGTCTTGCCAGGGTGGTCGATGAACGACAATCCCCCGGTGAACGCACCGACATCCCGCTCCAGTTGCCCCTCTTTGTAGTATGCCGAGGAACCCTGCCCCGGCGAGATCACTTTCACGTGGGCAATCCCACTCTTGTCAATAAACTTAGGCATCATCCACCACCTCGTTTGCTACCTATCTCGCCGCCTGCTGTGCGCTGCCGCCCAAACAAATCCGCCCACCACCATCACGACAGATGCCAATACAGCCCCCATCCAAGACCCCAACTCATATCCTTCAGCCATCATCTACCTCCAATAGCACGCCCTCTTCAACGAACGATTCCGTGCCCTGAGAGGGGTCGCCAGTAGCTTTAGTGCCATCTTCGGTATAGTCATCCACCTTAATGCTAACGTGCGCCTCACGCAGTTTGCCGATTACCGCGTTCGCTTGCTTGATCGCCGATGCGTCGCACTCTTCGCCCCCGGCCTTCGTGCACGTCGCCAGCGCCCCGTTCGCAACCTCAACCCACGTCGCCTTCTCGCCGGCGGATAGATCTTTCATGTGTTCGTCAACGTCCGCTACTACCCAAGGCATGCTTACCTCCCCTTACCACCGCTAGACTGCTTTGAAGGAGCGCACCCGCCGCGTCCCTTGTTCTTTCGCGTGCCGCCTCCGCTACCGTCTTTCTTTGGAGTTCCCTTAGCCATTATCATGCACCTCCTTGAGTGCTTCCTTGATTGCCTTTCCCAGCCAACAGTCCGCCGCATGATCATCGTGGTCCGGCTCCTCCCCCTCAAATGGTCCCGCGTAATCGCACACTGGACACTTACCGTGACGAGACCATTCAAGATCCAGCAAGTCCTCAAGATCGACCAGCACCATATGGGGCGTTGGTTCACTTGACATTACGCGCCTCCTCTTGCCTCGAATTGAATACCATGATCACCCGGCACCAGCTTCCTATGATCGTTCTGTCCTTCACAAATATCCTTCGGTATACCATCTGGGAAGGCGTCGCATATTGGCACCTTTAGACCTCTCTTGAACCCATCGAAAAACTTGCACTTTTCACATAGCTCAGAAACTACAGGTGTCATAATAGAATCCCCTTAATAATCTTCGCCATTTTCGGCAAAGACTTCACTGCGATCTTCTTTCCAGATGAGACAAGCGCGAACAGTTCAGAGAATGCTTCCTCTGGATCGGTGACAGCGTATTGCGAAATCTCACGCGCGATTAGTTTTTCGTTCGCATCAAGAAATTCATTTCTTATCAAGAACCGCTGCTCCTCAGTCAAGAGCTGATCCTGCACAGCATGACCCAACTCATGCCGGTAGATCGCTTTAGAATCCGATCCCGCATGCACCCGTACTTTCTGCGCTAACTGCTTGCGCGATCTTTCTATTGCGGCCTTATCAGCACTGCCCTTACGCATCCATAGCGTCTTAGTATTTGGCTCCCACATCCCTACAGCGCGCTCCTCTGCCAACATCGTGTCACTCACTGTAACGTTGTTGATCTTCACATTGCGCAATGTCGGGTACTTAGCGGCAAGCCTTTCGCTCTCACTAGCAGCCCGGTTTAACACCTTCAGGGCTTGCGCATTAGACACCTCTGCCTCTTTTCCCGCAACAGCATTGAGCTTTTGACTAGCTGTTTTCATCGATGTCGATCCCTTAGGCACCCTCGGAACCTTAGGAACTGTGATCCCTTTCGCAGCCTTCTTCGTCGCCTTAGCTTTCGCCGCTATGGATGGAACACTTTCAGGCTCTCCCTCTCTGCTTACGCGATATATCGTACCATGTCGACAGCCAGGATGCTCTAAACCCGACATTATCCCACTTGGAAAAGCGTCACCTTTTCTGATCCAACCCACTGCAAGATCGGCGATGCACGCATCTGACGTGTGACCATCGTTCGGCCCAACGCGGGACTTCTCTTGCTCGATGCCATGCGCTTCCAGTTCGTCTGAAAGCGTCGCGGCACCGGCTTCGTATG